CTGAATAACAAAGTGTATGACTTTTTAAGGTAACAGCTTTCATTACAGCAGAAACTTGGATATCTGCAATTAAATTCGTATTTTCAGCAACATTATATAAGGATTTAATTGTTTTATCCATTATTGTATCTGTTCCTGAGCTATCAGGTTCAACGAATATAGTTACAGATTTAATGAATTTTTTCATATTTTCACCTCCTCTCTAAAAACATTATACCAGAGATTAGGTGAAAAAGAACACAATCAACAGTAAGGGGGTGATAAGAGATGAAATTAAAAAAACTATGCTTAGCAACGGGAGAAATTTTTGAAAATGTTGATATTATCGACAGATATGAATTCCCCCACCTCGGAGAAATGTTGCGAATAAAAGAGGAAGGGAAAATCATATTGATTAATACAGATTTTGTATTAACTGCCGAACCTCTTTATTTAGAGTAGCTATTTACTCTTCTTAGAGGATTTAGTTTGTGACAATGCACTGCCAGCTACTGATTTAGATGATGAGCTGTATCTACCATCTTTTAGTATTTTGCTGGCTGTTGAAGCAACTTTCTTGCTAGTTTGCTTTGTATTAGCCATAAAAAAAATTCTCCTTTCTATAGATTTCAGCAGTGCTGATATTTAGATTATAGCATAGGATGAAAAATAAGGGATGTGTTAAGGGGGTTTTAAAGTGAAAGATTATTATATTAAAGCTGATGAAATTAGTTCCATATTAGACCGGAAGATATGTACCGGATACAAGATAATACGAGAGCTAAACGCAGAGTTGCAGGCCAAAGGGTATAGGACCGTACAGGCTAGAGTGCCTAGAGAGTATTTTTATGAAAGATATGGGATAAGTGAGAGGTGATTGATTTGAGGGCTATAGATGATTTTCTAGGTGCTATCTGGTATGCAACCCTTATAGGGCTAGAGTATATCAGGATAGCATGGTCAAGATGGCAAAATATATAAGATTTAAGTAAAGGAAGGTAAAATTATGAACTGTTGTGAAAAGGAAATGAAAGATTTATTGGGAGCTTTGGATGAATTTGTAAAGGCTGCAAATAAAAATTATGAAAATGTAATTGTTGAAGCAAAAGAAAAGGGCGAACCAGAAGAGATTCTAAATATAGTAGGGGCTTATGTTAGTACTCTTGCAGAAGTAGGGATACCCCTTATAAGAGAAGGTTTTGTCGATATGCGAAAAGGTGTAAAAGGCGTAAGAGATAAACTCACTGAAGTTATTGAATTGCTGGATGCAATTAAATTTGAAGATGTAGGAGATGTTAGAAGTGAAGAAGATTAGAGAATTAAACCTTGACCTTGAAGGGGTTGAGTATAGAAATACTATAGATGTTGACGAATTTAATAAAAACATTGAATCACTGGCAAACACAATGAAGTATTTTAAGTCAATAGGGGTATTCAGTGTTGATTTGTGGACTGGGTATAAGCCTAAAATCACTGTTCAGGCATATGAAGATAAGGCTTTAAAAAACTACCTAAACGCATATGAATCGGTCGTTGTGTCAATTCGGCCAACACATATTAGGCACAGTGTTAAAAAAGGTGATCTTGAAATTTTATATATCAAAGATGTAAAGTTTGATGATTATAAAAGAAAAGCCGACTAAAATAGCCGACTAATCAAAAAATAATCAATTTAATTATAACACAGGAGAAACAAAATGAAAAGCACTGAAGAGCTGCTTGAAGAACTTGTAAAAGAAAAGAACAGGCATATAAGCCTACTTGAATTCAAGGTGGAGGTGTTTGAAGAAAAATGCAGATGCCTTGAAGATGAAAACAAGCAGTTGAAAAAAGATAAATATGATTTAGAACAAGAGATGTTAACAATGGATCGTGGTCCATTTTAAGAAATAAGGGGGTAAATATGAGTACACTATATGAGTTAGGGCAGGATGTAAAGGAACTGGAGGGCCTACTAGACAGACTAGAAGAGGCGGGAGACGACGAAGCAACAGAAGAGGTAAAAGAGATTAAGGAAACTGTAGAAAAGCTTATACAGAGCAAGTCAGAAGGTCTGATAGCAGTAGTAAGGGCTAATGAAATGATGATAGAGAATATTGAGGCTGAAAGAAAAAGACTGTCCGACTTGAAGACAAAAAAACAGGCAAGGATAGACAGCATTAAGAAATATGCCCTAGAGTGCATGCAGGCAATGGAAGTGAAGAAGATTGAAACACACTTAGGGAACATGACAGTTAGAAAAGGTACTGGCAAGGTGATCGTTGATGACTTAACGAAAATACCTGAAGAATACAGAGTCACAAAGGTTGAGGTTAGGGAAGATAGGACTGCTATTAAGAAGGCTATAAAAGATGGGCAAGAAATACCTGGAGCGCACCTGCTAATTGAAGATAGCTTAGTTATGCCTAAGACTAAGAAGGAGTAAGGCAATGACTATATACGAAAAATTAACCAAGGTGCAAGATGAGTTGAAAGCCCCTAAAAATCAATATAACAGCTTTGGGAAGTACAGATATAGGAGTTGTGAAGATATACTTGAGGCTTTAAAACCCATACTGGTCAAGCATGGCTTATTTCTTATGATAAGTGACACATTGGAACAGGTGGGAGATAGATATTACATCAGGGCGACATGCACTATATCAGATGGCGAAACTCACATAACAAATTGCGCATTTGCGAGAGAAGAAGAATCTAAAAAAGGAATGGATGGAGCGCAGGTAACTGGGACGAGTTCATCATACGCTAGGAAATATGCCTTAAATGGCTTATTCCTGATAGATGATACAAAGGATCCTGACACAGACGAGTATCAAAAGCAAACAAGAGAAAATGCAAACAAGCAAACATCAAGATCTGGTGCAGGGGCAGGTAAGGCTGACAAACTAGTTACTGAAAGCCAACTATCAAGGCTATACGCAATAGGCAGCAGCAAAGGATATAGCAAGGCAGATATCGACAAATCAATTCACAAGAAGGGAAAGAATAGTGCCAAAGAATTGACTATGGCAGAGTATGACGAGCTTATAACAGGGATAGAGAATGCACCGGTTAAGGGGGCGAAATAATGACAATAAAAGAGGCGGTAAAACTAGCCATTAATAAATTAGAGTGGCAGGTAGCCAACGGATATAGAAAAGACTATAGCGAATTTGACATCAGATTTACAGCAGAACAAATACACCGCCTTGCGAACTCTTACTCAGGGGGTGGTGATGTTGGCAAGACCAACTAAAACAGGGCTTGAATATTTCCCTCTAGATGTTAACTTCTTATATGATATTAAAGTTAGAAAAATCATTAAGCCATTAGGACCAGAAGCAATAGGGGTCTTGGTGTACTTACTAGCTGAAATATATAAAGATAATGGTTATTACATTTCCTGGAATGACGATATATGTTTTTTAATGTCAGACCTAACTGGAATTGATGAAGAACTAATTAAAGATGTAGTATCAAAAGCTTTGGAAGTTGATTTTTTCAATCAAGACAAATACAAAAAATACAACATCTTAACATCAAAAGGAATACAAAATAGATATATATCAGCCACAGAAAAACGAAAAAACACCAACATCAATGATGATTATATCATTAAAAATGAGCAAATAAGCACAAATGAGCATACTCAAAACAATAGCAACACTGTGGTTAATTCGGAAGAAACTGGGGTTAATGTTACGGAAACTAAGGTTAATTCGGAAGAAACTGGGGTTAATGTTACGGAAAGTACACAAAGTAAAGTAAAGGAAAGTAAAGTAAAGGATAATATATATACTGCATCTGCTGATGCACATGCAGAACTCAAATCTGAAATACAGGGGAGAATATGGACAGCCTATCCGGTGAAGAAAGGTAAGATCCACGCTATGAAGAGCATTGAAAAACTGCTAAAAGGCTATACAGAGCAACAGGTACTCAATGCAATAGCGACCTACAAGGCAGATGTTGAGAAGCAGAAGGCATCAGGATTTAAGGAGTTGAGATATAAACAAGGCGATACCTTTTTTAGGACTGGTATATATGACTATCTAGACCTGGAAGGCGGTGAGACTATTGAATCAAATAGACTGGACCAAGCGAATGAGGGAACTACAGACAAAGCAGACAAGTGGAGCAACTACGACTTTGGAGACAAAGACTTATAAATGCCCTGAGTGTGAAGACCTGGAATATATTCCAAAAATCATTGATGGTGTAGAAGTGATGGTTGAATGCACATGCAAGGCTGCAAGAGATCACGAAAGGGCCTTAGCTAGATCAGGGATTCTTGATAAGTTCAAGTCTAAAAACTTTGGCAATTTTGTGGAAACTCAAACCAACAAGGATATCAAGAACGCTTGCATTGGCTATGTTAAATCCAAAGCCTACGTAGAAACTAAAAGCCTGATGATATTAGGGCAAGTGGGAAGTGGTAAGACTCACTTAGCAATGGCAATAGCTAATAACCTATTGGCTAAGGGTGTTGAGGTCAAATACATAGACTACAGGGGTTTTATGACTCAGATTAAGCAGTCTATAACCGATAGGGAAGAATACCAGGAGTTGATAGAGTCGGTTAAAAGGGCTGAGGTCCTATATATCGACGATCTATACAAGGGTAGGGTCACAGAGTCAGATATAAATATCATGTTTGAGATTATAAATTCAAGATATCTGGCCGACATGCCGGTAATAGTCACATCAGAGTTAGGACCAAGCAAATTAATTGAGATAGATGAGGGGATAGCAAGCAGACTAATGGAGATGGCAGAAGAATATATGCTAATTTCCAAGGGGGCGAATAAAAGACTGGAAAGGTGGCAGAATGAATAAGCACGACAAAATAATGACCATATTCATATATGGCAGGCCTATCACCAAAAAGAACAGCCAAAGACTGGTAATGATGGGGAATAGACCTAGAATATTACCATCTAAGGCTTATGTTGACTATAGGAAAGACTGTTTGAGGCAGATATCAGGAAACTATAGGCAGAAGATAAATAGGGCAATAAATCTTAGATGCTTATATTTCATGCCAACACGTCACAGGGTAGACCTTGTTAATCTACTTGAAGCAACATGCGACATATTGGTAGATGCAGGCGTTCTTGAGGATGACAACAAAAATATTGTAGCTTCTCATGATGGATCTAGGGTCTTATATGACAAGCATAATCCAAGAGTAGAGATATACATTGAAGAGGTATGGGAATATGAAAGTACCATGTAAAGGCTGCACAGATAGACAACCAGGATGCCATGATAAATGCGATAAGTACAAGGCATTTAATGATGAAAGGGAATCTATCAGGAACAAAAGACATGTAAATGTTGAGTCAAGGGCCTATGCTTGTGATGGATCCATGAGAAATTGGAAGAATAAAAAGGGACTAAAGAAAAAAGTAAAATATGACTGGTGATAAAGATGACGGAAAAGGAAAAACTATTAAATTTTATAGACGACTGCATAGATGAGAATATAGGCTTTAAGGTTCAATGGGCATTATTCTGTGATGGAGAATTATATGTTAAAGAGATTAAATATACCATTGATATGCTAAGCGGTTGTAAGCAGATATTTAATCAAAGTGTTGGAGATGATTTAACCTATAGTGGTGATTTGCCAGTAACTGGCAGAGTATTAGGATATGAGTTATTAGGAAGAGAGGATTGGTAGAATGGGTAACTACAAACAGTTTAACAGCCTTGAATTTGGGCTGATAAGGACTGTTATGGTAAATAACGAGCCTTATTTTGTGGGTAAGGACATAGCTTGTGCATTAGGTTATTCTAACCCCAGTAAAGCATTAACAGACCACGTAGATCCTGAGGACAAACTCAATAACGATTCGTTATCGAGTTTGGGGCAGAGAGGTGGCTGGCTAATTAATGAGTCAGGAATGTATAGCCTAATTATGGGAAGCAAGCTTGATAAGGCTAAGAAGTTCAAGAAGTGGGTGACTAGTAAAGTATTGCCGGATATACGTAAGACTGGAATGTATGCCACAGATGAGCTTTTAAATAATCCTGATTTACTAATCAAGATGGCTACACAGCTAAAAGAAGAAAGACAAGCAAGGCAAGAGTTGGAACTTATCAACCAAGCTAATCAACCCAAGGTATTATTTGCTGATAGCGTAGCAAGTAGCAGGCAGACAATACTGATAGGGGACCTGGCTAAGTTAATCAAGCAGAACGGCTATGATATAGGACAAAATAGGTTATTTGAGTGGTTAAGAGCCAATGGATACCTGATAAGTAGAAATGGTGAAAGTTATAATATGCCAACACAGAGGGCCATGGACTTAGAACTATTTGAGGTTAAGGAAAGAACCCACTTAAATCCTGATGGGTCAGTAAGGCTAACTAAGACTACCAAGGTAACAGGCAAGGGCCAAGTATACTTTATAAATAAGTTTTTACAAAATTGAAGTGGTTGTCAACTAATGGTTGATTACCAATAAGAGATATGTTAAGGAGTGGGAAAAAATGAATAATGTTGTTATAATTGGAAGATTAACTAAGGATCCTGAACTTAAATATTTAACGTCAGGAACAGCAGTAGCTACATTTACCATGGCTATTGATAGAGATTACAAGAATAAGGATGGCTCTACATCTGTAGATTTCATACCTGTAGAGATAATGGGTAAGCCAGCTGAATTTTGTGCTAACTATGTAACAAAAGGAAGATTAGTAGGTGTTCAGGGATCTATCAGGGTTGATAGGTATGAAACACCGGATGGAGAAAAAAGAACTTTCACAAAGGTTGCTGGCCGTAACATTCAAGCATTGGAAAGTAAAAATAAAGCAACAAAGAACGAGGAGCCACCAGAATCACCGACAGAGTTTGCTGCAGTAGATGATGATGACGTTCCGTTCTAGGGGGTAGTTATGTGGACCAAATTATTTCCGAATGAAAAGGAGAAAAAATATGAAAAATAAAGAATACAAATTAGTGACAATGAAAGCAAATATAAAATTTACCATTGAAGGTGAACAGTTAGAGAAGTTTAATCAGAGAATGAAAGAGAAAAATCTTACTCTTGATGAAGCAGCAGACCATTTTAATGAAATGCTTATTGAGTTATTGAAAGAGGAACTTTTTGACTGTGAAAAGTTATACATTGATGTTGACACAAAAATAATAGAAAAAATGGATTAATGAAATAATGAAAAATTACTCAACCAGAGTTTAGTGCGATAGATGATGACGATGTACCATTCTAGTGATAGAGAGGTGGTAGTGAGTGGAGTTAAAAGAATTAACAGAAAAAATACTAGAATTATTTAATACACAGGCAAAGGGATTGTCTGAATCAATTTTTGATGTGGTTATAAATAATAAAACCGATTATATGGATAAATACCTAGATATAGTATCAGGAAATGTCGAAGAAGATTTGCTTCAAAAAATTTGGCAATACTATTTAGCTGATAGAGAGGGAAAGAAGCAAGATTATACACCGAAGTGTTTAGCAGAATTGGTTGGCAAATTGAGTGAAACAGATAATGAAGAGGTGGTACTCGATTTATGCGCAGGTAGTGGCGCTTTAACTATTCAGAAGTGGAATAGCAACAAAGAACTAAAATTTATATGTGTTGAAATAGACGAAAAAGTAATCCCATTATTATTGTTTAATTTAATGGTAAGAAATATTGATGCATATGTTATTCGTAAAGATAGCCTAAATAATAGCTTTAACGAAGAAATATACCGTGTGAGCAAAGGGGATAAATACGGGAAGTTAAATAAGGTAAATGCATGCCAGTATAAAGCGGATACATGCATATGCAACCCACCGTATAATTTAAAATGGGACGGGTCACTATTTGGGGCAATGGACCCTAGATTTATACTTTATGGAGTACCACCTAAAAGTAACGCAAATTTTGCATTCATCCTAACAGCACTTGATATGGTAAGCGAAAAAGCAAGCTTTATATTACCTAACAACGTATTAAGTTCCACCAATAAGGATGAAGTTAATATTATAAAGAATTTAATAGATACGAATATAATTGAAACGGTAATACTTAATCCAGACCATATGTTTGAATCAACAAGTATACCTACATGTATGTTGACTCTCAACAAGAAAAAACAAACCACAAAAGTTGAGATGATAGATATGAGCGATACATATGTGGAGGAAATAAGAGAGCAGCGAGGACAATTCGGGGGAAAAGCACATACCAATAGGGTGTATAAGAAAACAGTTAAATCATATAGTACAGAACAAGTACAAGATATTCTTTCATGGATAAAAGACTTAACAATAAATGAAAATGCCACACAGGTTGAAATTAACAATATTAAGTCTAGTGGATACGAATTAAGACCTAGGGTTTATATTCAATCTGAAGCAGAAGTAAGGTATAGAGAGTATGAAGATATAGTCAATGATTTAAACCGTATTAGGGATGATAAAAACTCACTAAAGCTAAGCATAAATGAAAATTTAGCCAGAAGCCTAGGTTTTGATGTGGAACTTTTTAAGCAAAAAAATGACATAGTACTTCCTGAGCAAATAGGACATAAAATTAAAAAAGAAAGTTATATAACTTTTACGAAGAATAAAAACCAACTTATGTTTGAAAATAAAAGTAGTGAAAGTGTTAATCCTATTTTGATGATGATATTAAATAGCTGGAAAGAGTTTATATATTATCTAAATATCCAAGAAAATAGATATTTGGCAGAATTAAGGGATAAACTTTTAAGCGATTTAATGACAGGGAAAATAGAGGTGTAAATATATAGGGGGTTAAGTATGATAAGAAATGAATTAGAAGAACAGATTAAGAATGAAGCGGTGGCGCCATGTATAGCAGGTGAAATGCCTGACATGGTCAACAGTCCAGCACATTATAAGCTAGATGGATTAGATATAGAGTCTAAGGATGTCTTAAAATCAGTCTTAGGCGCTAAAGGTTATGTTCACTGGGCTTGCGGAAACGCACTTAAATATATCTTCAGGTGGGAGAAGAAAAACGGCCTTGAGGACTTAAAGAAGGCTAGGAAAAATCTTGATTTTGCAATCGAGACTTTGGAAAGTGGGTGCAAATAATATGAGTTATTTGGATTATAGGAAGCTGCCCAAGAAAATATACTACACCGCAATAGTCGTGGTTGTTTTATGCAGCGTGTTCTTAGCTGGGGCCCATACAGGTAGGATTATCCAGCAAGAACAAGATAGGCTATATGTGGGTAGGGTCATTGAAAAGGAACACGTTTCAGAAAAGATAGAAAACGGTGAGAGATTTGATGAAGCTTACTACATAGTAGTTGAAGATAATCATGGTGAATACCTAAGATATAGCGTATCAAAAGATGAATACAAGCAGGTTGAAATAAAAGACCTATGGAGAAGGTAGGGGGATAATATGAATAATAAAAGATGGACCGAAGAAGAGCTACAGTATTTATTAAATAACATCAAAGACAAGCCTGATGATCTATTTGAGAAGTTCTCTATAGAGTTTGAAAACCTAAGGACGTATTCAGCTTTTAAAGAAAAGAGAACGCAACTTATAAGGAAATATAACATAGAAGACTGTTGGAGAAGAAAAAGGAAGGTCAAGGTTGCATGGACCGAAGAAGAGGACGAATTCCTGACACAACATCTAACTGTTGATAACTATACGCTACTTGAAGAGTTTGAAAAGAAATTCGGACAAACAAGAAGCAAGAAGGCCATTGAGGTTAGAAGGGGAATGATAAGGCAGGGACAAATTAAGAATGTTGAAGTTGATATAAATATCAATATCAAGAAAGTAGACCCTAAGAAGGTAGCATATAGGGAAAGAATGATTCAGAGGGCTAGGGCCAATAATAGAAATGAAAGACTAAAAGACTTTAACGAATTAACACCTAACAAGGACTACTCATTCAAGAATATAGGACTAAGAAAATGGAAGCAAGGCAAATACCTATATATGAATGACTACAGTTTATATTTTAGGAACAAGCATGGATTTGTCGAAACACTGCCAAGAAACAGGAACTTGATCCACATAAAAGATGGTAAAACAGGTCAACCAGTATGCAGGCATATTAAACTAAGTAATATAGATAGGGCATAGGTGATAGTATGGAACTAGATGCAAAAGAATACCTGAAGCAAGTGTATAAGATAGACCTTAATATTAAGGCCCTAGAAATGGAGATAGAGGAATTAAACGCACTTGCAGAAGGTGGGGCCATTAATTATGAAGAACGAGTTCAGACCAGTGGAAGAGCATCCGCAGAGAGCATAATGTGCATGATAGTAGATAATAAGTCGAAATTGTACGATATGCTTATTAATAAGCTAAGATTAAAGGTAGAGATATCAGATAAGATATATAAGATAGCCGATAGTAAATATTCAGAAATATATCAATCACTGCTATTTAATAGGTATATCTTATGTATGGAGTGGGACAAGATGGCAGAAGAAATGGGGTACAGCAAAAGAAGATTATTTGAATTACATGGAAATGCACTAGAATCATTTAGAAAGTGTAATTCTTAAAAAGTCCGCATTTAATCGCACTTGAACATATGTTATTATGTTAATGTGGAAGTATAAAGGAAAGCCAGTAAGTAGTTTCATATAATCTCTAGGGCAAAAGCCTTTTACTTCCACCATTAAATTAGGAAGTTACGAGAACCTCCTTAACTTATATATTTTGAAAAAGGCACCTTAGGGTGTCTTTTTTCGTATATAGTAAAATGTGACATATTGAGTAATATGTCACATTATGGTATAATATACGGAAACAATGAAACTTAAAAGAAATGTTTTTCAGTAAATAGTATGATTTAGTTGGGGGCGGTAATTATGACATATGATGCATTAACAATTAGCAGATATATCATAGATTTTAGTGATAGGGAAAACTTTAATATATCCAATTTAAAACTACAGAAATTATTGTATTTTGTTCAGTGTCATTTTTTGATGAAAAAAAATGATATTTGTTTTAAGGATGACATAGAAGCCTGGAATCTGGGACCTGTAATCCCATCCGTATATAGAGAGTATAAAAAATTTGGAGCAGGTAATATCCCAAGTTCTTATGTACATGAAAAAATTAAAGACGATTACATAGAGTTTTCAGACAAGGAATTAATATCTGATGTTGTGGTTAGATTGTCAGAGTATTCAGCTATGGATTTAGTTGATATTACACACAATCAGTCCCCTTGGAAAAATACATATGAAAGAAATTGTAATAGAACAATACAAGTAGAATCTATCAAGGAGTATTTTTGTCAGTAATGAGTGAAGATGAATTATTAAAAACGGAAGGACCTAAAAACAAAAGTAAGAGCGATATAAATACAGACTATATAAAAAAAATATATAAAAGCTTATCTGGTGATGATTATAATCCAAATATAACCATTGAAATAATTAAAAGCTATCTTGCGTATAGTGAAGATAATATGAGATTAATGTATTCTGAATTAAGCAACCATTTATTTTCTATGTTTAAAAATGAAAAAGATGAGTCAGACTATAATTATAACATAAGAAAATTATATGAGCATGCAATGAGTGACGATGATATGTGCGGTGACTGCAAGAAAATAATCATCAAACTTTTTGACCACTCGTTGTTAGTTTCTTACCAGATTACGGGGATAAAAGAGAGAGCTGTGGAAATTTCAGAAAAAGTTGCAGAAAAAAGTAAAGAAACTTTGATGGAGACCATGAAGAATTCGGAAAAACAATACATAACTATATTAGGTATTTTTGCGTCAATAGTGTTAGCTTTTACAGGTGGAATTGCTTTCTCTACTTCAGTCTTATCTAATATCGACAAGGCATCTATATATAGGTTAGTGTTCGTCACCTCACTACTAGGGTTTATATTATTTAATACTATATGTGTAATGTTTGAATTTGTTAGAGAAATAAATAATAAGAGTTTGAGTTTAACATTTAAAACCGTATTCAAAAAACCTCTTTGGATGATTCCAAATATAGTGTTTATAGCTATTATGATTATTTCAACACTATCTTACTATTGTGGAAGTGTGCAGAAAAGAAATATAAACTCTAAAGTAAGTAACAGTATACACATGGAAATAAAGGAGTAAAAGTATAAATATAAAACTAAGGGGCCAATAAACTTGGTCCTTTTTTATACAATAAATTGAAGGGTGGTGATATACTATGGGTTGACGTTAAAACAAAAGAAATTTGCTGATGAGTATATCATCAGTGGTAATAAATGTGAAGCAGCTATTTTAGCCGGATACAGTGAAAAATATGCGAAAGCACAAAGCCATAGATTGTTGGAAAATGTTGGAATTAAAACATATATAGATGAAAGACTGGCAAAACTTGACTCAGAGAAGATAGCCGACCAAAAAGAGGTACTGGAGTACCTTACTTCAGTAATGCGTGGCGAACATACAGAGCAGACACTCATTTCAAGAGGTGCAGAGTGGGGGCAGGAGAAGACAAATATAGATGTTGGTGCTAAGGATAGGATAAAGGCAGCAGAATTATTAGGCAAGAGATATTCAATGTGGACCGATAAGGTAGATATGTCCGGTAATGTTGAGTTGATATTTGAGGATGACTATGGGGAAGAAGATATCTAGAACTGTAAAGTTACAGTGGAACAAGGTATTTAAGCCAGTCAACGAATGTCACAAAAGATATAAGGTCCTTAAAGGTTCAGCGGGTAGCGGTAAGTCTACTAACATAGCACAAGACTATATTAAGAAGTTGTCAGATATAAGATATAAAGGTGCTAACTTGCTAGTAGTAAGAAAAGTTGACGAGTCAAACAGGGACTCAACCTTTGCAGAGCTTCAAAGTGCTATATACAAAATGTTTGGAGACCAAGCAGAAAGAGTATGGAAGGTGACCCAGTCACCACTAAAGCTTGAATGCTTACTTACTGGAAATTCCATAATATTTAGGGGGATGAAGGACGATAAGCAGCGAGAAAAGGTAAAGTCAATCACCTTCAAAACTGGTAAGCTGGTGTGGATATGGGTGGAAGAAGCTACAGAGCTAACAGAAGCTGATATAGACATCCTTGATGACCGTTTAAGGGGTCAACTAGATAATCCTAATCTATTCTATCAGATGACCTTTACATTCAATCCCGTAAGCTCTAGACACTGGATAAAGGCTAAATACTTTGATATTATCCACGAGGATGTATTTACACACCAGTCAACTTATTTGCAAAACCGCTTCATAGACGAAGCCTATCATAAAAGAATGATGATGAGAAAGGAACGAGATCCAGACGGATATAGGATATATGGTCTCGGTGAGTGGGGAGAAGTTGGTGGACTTATATTTAATAACTGGGAAGTAAAGAATATAAGCCAGGATACAGATGATTATGAGTATTTAAGCATAGGTCAGGACTTTGGATTTAACCACGCTAATGCTATCCTTACAATAGCGTATAAGGACGGTGACTTATATATCCTGAATGAACACTATTGCTATGAAAAAGATACATCAGAAATTATTGAAGATGTTGAGGGTAAACTTAATAAAAAAATAGTAATGTACTGTGATTCAGCAGAGCCGGATAGAAAGAAGACTTGGCAGAAAGCTGGATATAAAGCCAAAGGGGTCAAGAAAGAAAAGACAACAGATAAGAAATATATCAATACGCAGATAGACTGGATAAAACAAAGAAGGGTATATGTGCATCCGTCATGTGTGAATACAATTAAAGAGTTAGGACAGTGGAAGTGGAAGTATGACGATAAGTTAAGCACTTATCTAGATGATCCAGTTCCATTTTTTGATGATGCAATTGCAGCCTTAAGATATGGCATTGAGCCTTGGAGAAAATCAAAGGGACTTAAGACCATGAACAAGGCTAAGTTAGGACTATAGGGGGGATGATATGTATAGGACCAATAAAGAAGAATTGAGTATTGAAGATATACAAAAGTTTATCAAGAAGCATAAGGCAGAGTCCATTAGATATATTAAGCTTCAGAAATATTATGAAGGTAAGCACGATATACTGGACCATACATCTAGGGATGGACAACCTAATAACAAAATAGTAAATCCATATCCTAAATATATTACTGATATGCTTGTAGGTTATTTTGTGGGTCAGCCCATAAGTTATACAAGTAAAGGAGAAGATGGACTGCTTGAGGACTTGCAGGCTATATTCGATTATTCAGACGAGCAGGAAGAAAATCTAGAACTTGCCAAGATATGCAGCATAAAAGGTAAGGCTTATGAACTATTATATCGTGATGAAGACGCACGAATAAGATTTAGTGAATTTGGACCAGATCAAATGTTTGTCATTTACGATATGACAATATCGCCAAGTATTAAATTTGCCATCAGATATTATGATGTGGGTGAGGGCAATGATAAGATAACATATGCAGAAGTATATGACAAAGAAGTATGTACGCTATATAAGGGCAAGGATTCTGATTTAAGCTTAGAGCAAATAACACCACACACATTTAAGGATGTGCCAGTAGTTGAATATGTGAACAACAAGGAAGAGCAAGGGGACTTTGAGCAGGTAATTACGCTGATAGATGCTTACAATAAGGCACAGTCAAACACCCTAAACGATATGGACCAATTCACTGATGCATACTTGATATTAGTAAATATGGCTGGTACAGACTCAGAGCGAATAGATGAGCTTAAGAGAGACAGGGTAATGCTACTTGATGATGATGGTGACGCTAAGTGGCTAATAAAGGAAATAAATGATGCGTGGGTAGAGAATTACAAGGATAGAGTTAGAAGAGATATACACAAGTTTTCTTATACACCAGATATGCAGGATGAAAGCTTCGGTAATAATCTAAGTGGCGTGTCAATTAGATATAAGATACTGGCCATGGAACAGATAAGAAGCAACAAGGAAAGGAAATTCAAGAAAGGATTACAGCGAAGGATAGAACTTATATGTAATTCCCTAAGCCTAGAGAAGGACATAGACCTCTTCACGAGCATTAACATCAAGTTTGCCAACACACTACCACAGAACATCTATGAGTTATCCCAGACTATCAAGAATTTATCCCCTTACCTAAGTAGCGAAACCTTGCTTAATCAGCTTCCATTTGTGGAAAATGCAAAGGAAGAGTTAGAAAAGAAAAAGGCTGAAGACGAGGAGATAATAAGCAGTTATAATTTCACCAATATAGATAACGCAGGTGGTGATACTGATGCCAAAGAAGAGTAACTACTGGATTCAAAGGGCCCTTGAAAGGTCACGGGCAGATATTAGGTCAGCAGATGAAGTAGTTAAGATAATTAATGATGCATTCTATAATTGCTTGAAGGAAATTGAAAAGGAAATATCCGTACTATACTACAGGTACGCAGAGGATAATGAGCTTGATTATGACCTTGCTAATAAGCTCCTAACGGGTGATGAGTATAAAAGCTTTAGAATGGGATTAGAAGAGTATATGGGCCTAATAGACAGCCCAGAGATACAACTGGAGCTTAATACCTTATCCACTAGATCAAGAATAAGCCATCTTGAAGAAACATTCTTTAACATCCAAAAGCAAATAGACAAGGCATATATCTACCAACATGATGCGGTAGAATCACTTATGAAAGAGTCTCTGCAGACTAACTATCACAGGGTAATATTTGATATAGGGATAGCTACTGGTGAAACCGTGGTAAAAGATTTTCATAAACTGACTATAGGGGAAATAGTAAAAGAATTTGAAAGGCCTTGGTCAGGCAAAAACTTCAGCGAAAGAATATGGAAGAATAGGGCCAAGCTAAAAGATGCCTTGGAAGAAGAGATAGTAAAGATGGCTATATCAGGGGCTGATTGCACGCAGACTATAGAAAGTGTAGCAAAAAAGATGGATGTATCAAAAAGGGCAGCCGCTACACTAGTACATACTGAACAAGCCTATTTTAGTAGCCTTGGTACACTGAAAGCCTACAATGAAATGGGTGTTGATAAGTATATCTATGTTGCTACCCTTGACTTTAGAACATCTGATATATGCAGAGATTTAGACCATGAAGTATTTGACATTAAGGATGCGCAAGCAGGGGTAAATTATCCACCAATGCACCCTAGATGTAGAAGTACCACTGCACCATACACTGGAGCTATGGAAGGGACTAGAACAGCTAGAGACATGTTTAATAACGAAGTTAAGGTAGATAAGTCATTAAACTATAAAGAGTGGCACAAGAAGTATGTTGAGTCTGACCCTAAGTATCTGATAGAGGAAAAGAAATGGAAAAACAGACATAGTGACAAGGAACAACACGAGCGGTATAAAAGTGCAGGCGTTGAAGTACCTGAAAAATTTGATAAATATCAAGATTTAAAGTATAATGGAAGTGAAAGAGATAAAAGGTTAAGAAGCATTGATTACACTAGGAGAATGAAGCTTAAAAATAATCCCGAATTAAAGTTGCCTAACGTTGATACAGCTACTATTGACAAAAATAAATTTGAAAAATATTTATTTGCTGGAGAAAATGAAAAAGGGCTCAACAAAGGTAGGTTGATTGAAGAAAAATTAGGTTACAGTATAGATAATTATGATAAATTTAAGAGGGAAATACTCTTAAGAGCAAGAGACTATCCTGCTACATTTAAGGGGACAACCCCTCATGGTAAAAGATATGAACAACAAATAATATTCTATAACAAAAATAAAGAGCCAGTTAATGTACTAGTGGCTTGGATTGAAAGTGATGGAAAAACACATATGACTACAGCATATATAACGGAGGTGAAGTAAAGTGGACATAAAGCAATATGATACAGTAGTTTTAAAAGATGGCAGACAAGCAGCGGTTGTTGAAGTGTTCAGCGATACTCAATTCCTTGCTGATGTAGGTGACGATCCTAGTACTTGGGAAACTATTGATATTACAATAGACGATATAAAAGAGGTGATATAGTGGATAACCTTAAAATAGTATATAAGATACTAGTTGGAATTGAGGCATCTATGGATAGTAGCCGATTTGATGGTACATTTCTAGAGGCTTTAAAAATATCAGAAGAGAGAAGAAACAGAATACTACAATCAATGATTGATGAAGGATTAATTGATGGTTTTACAAGAGTCAATTATGTGGGTGGCTATGGGTTTAAAGCTATAGAGCCTAGACTGACAATTAAGGGTATGGAGTTTTTACAGGAGAACTCAACAATGCAGAAAATTAAAAATGGGCTAAAGGATGTAAAGGATATTACACCATTTATATAATTTGTTTGACACCTCTTTTAAGGGGTGATATAATAGGGGTATAAACATAAGAGATATTCGATATATCGAAATAAAAAGAAGGGAAGAGCGCTAACTCTCCCCAAAACGCAAAGCCGTTAAAGACGGTGGTTCATAAAGTTATTTGAAATAACCGTTACTCGCCAAAGTATAGACGGTTATTTTTTTGTGCGTAAATCTTTAATCGCCTTGATACAACCAGGTATACCAATAAGTATCGTGATCACAGCAAGGATGATTTCCAATTCGTACAATATAGGCTACTCCTTTCTAAAGATTTTGATGCTATATCCATAGGCATCACCTCTCTTTCAAATGAGTAACCACCGTCACAACTTCTTTGCATTCAGTATTATATCATATTTAGGTATAGATTGGCTGCTTTTTTCGTTATTTGCGTTCCATTTCTACCGAGACGAAAGAGACGCAAATTGCACAAACATTGAAAATACTAGCTTTTTTCGTCTCACTACAACTAATAACGGTAAAATGAACGTGCGACGGAAATGTATTTCCTTCGCAAAGTTAAGAAAAAACAAAAAAGTTGAGAAAAGTTAAGTAAAGTTGAGTAAATATGCTATGGTTTCCTATAGATAATAAATTTAGCATATAGATAGCTGACTTTTAATTAAAAGAGGCTCTATGTGTGGGTGCATGGTCTTAAAAGGGCTATGCACTATAAATTAATATAATTGACCTAGACAAGTCGCTAAAAGGTCTTATTTTATTGTAAAGAAAGGATGGTAACTTAGAGGGATGAAGAATAACTATAAGGGACTTAAGATGAATTTACAGCTACTGGCAGAGGATACAGGAGCTGGTAATGGTGGAGAAAATAACCTACCAGAGGAGAACAAGCTAGAGGGTAAGACGTACACAGAAGAGGAATTACAGAAGTTAATCCAGTCTGAATCTGATAAGAGAGTAACCCAGGCTATGAAGACTGCTGAACAAAAGTGGCAAAGAGAATATGAGAAAAAGCTCGAAGACGAAAAGTCAGAGGCAGAGAAACTGGCCAAGATGTCAGCGGATGAAAGAGCCAAGGCAGAGTTTGAAAAAGAAAAGACTAAATTTGAACAAGACAGGGCCCGATTCAATAGGGATAGACTAGAGCTAGAAACAGTAAAAGAACTTGGTAAACAAGGGCTTGATGTTGAGTTTAGCTCTTTTTTAATGGGCGAAAATGCAGAGTCCACAAATGAAAATATCAAGCTATTTAAAGAAAAGTTTGATATAGCAGTTGAAAATGCAGTCAATGAAAGGTTAAAAGGAAAAACACCCAAGACTACTGACAAGAATACTACAATATCTACAGATAGTCTAAGGGGCATGTCTGTTGCAGAAATCAATGCAAATTGGGATGCCATAAAAGACATGAAATTATAAAAGAAGGAGAATAGAATATGTCAATTAAGAATTTTATACCAACTCTGTGGTCAGCTAGACTACAGGCAAACTTAGATAAGAAGTTAGTATACGCAGATGTAGTTAATCATGACTATGAAGGCGAAATCAAGAAGCTAGGAGATAAGGTTAAGATTAATCAGATAGGTCCAATTGCTATTAAGGATTACCTAACTGGTGATGGCGCACCTAAGAAGTTGGCAGATCCTGAAGAAGTAACATCAACACAGCAGGAACTTGTAATAGACAAGGCTAAGTACTTCAATTTCAAGGTGGATGATATAGATGCGGCCCAGGCTAATGTAAAGCTGGTAGACAAGGCAATGGACAGAGCATCGTACGCCATAGGTGATGTTATAGACCAGCATATAGCTAGCTTTGTGAAAGATGCAGGCATCAAAGTAGGGTCTACAGCTACACCAATAGATGTAGAAGTAGCTAATGCGTATGACCAGCTAGTAGATTTAGCTGTTAAGCTTGATGAAAATAACGTAACAAGAGCAGGTAGATTTGCTATTATACCAGCTTGGTACCTAGGTATGCTATCTAAGGATCCAAGATTTACTAAGGACTTTAAGGTGTTAGCTAATGGTGTAATTGATGGTGCAGATGTAGCAGGCTTCACGCTTAGAATGTCAAATAATGTACCAGTGGCTGCCAACAAGTACTCTATCATGGCAGGTACAGAACAGGCCATAACTTACGCAGGTCAGATTACAGAAATAGAGCCATATAGACCGGAAAAGACTTTCGCTGATGCGGTGAAGGGTCTATTTGTGTACGGCACTAAGGTGATTGAGCCTAAAGCACTTGTAAACTTCACTTGCAAAGTAAAGGGTGCGTAGTATAGGAAGGTGATAGAATGAACGAGAGAATTATATCAAAACTCAAAATCTTACTAGGTAAGGATACATTAGAGAATGAGAGTACAATATCTCTCGTTCTTGATATCCTAATTCAAAAGATTAAGAACTTCTGTAACAGGGATGATATTCCAGCTGACTTAGAACTTGTAATAGTTGAAATGCTAAGTGAATACAACAAGGCATTGTCAAGTGGTGGACAAGACAACCAGAATACTGGGGAAGTGAAGGCCATCACCAGGGGTAATACCAAGATTGAATATAATGTGGGTGCTAATACCAAGATAACATCTATTGATGATTTAATCACTAAGTACAAAAAGCACCTTGTTAGGTTCAAGAAGCTGGGAACTATTAAAATGAATGGGGGTAACTAGGTGAGAGAATCAGATATATTAGCTAGTACCTACCATGACAGGATGGATATCATCAGGCATGTAGAGGTAGAGGATAGTGATTCACATCTTACTACTATGCAAGAGAAAACAATTAAATCTAATGTGGCTTGTGAGCTTGATAAAGCAAACACAGGATACCATGACGAAACACTTGTAATTGACTATATCGTATATACGAGGCCTGAAGTGGATGTAGTGGAAGGCGATATGCTATCTATAATTCACTTAGGTAGAAGTTATGAGTGCATAGCAGGCATACCATTTAAGTGGCCATCACACCTTGAAATACCAGTAAGTCTGAAAGAGAGATTATAATGAGTTTTGAATTTGAGGGCCTAGATGACCTTATAAATAGGCTTGATACCATTGAAAAGAAGGTCCCTGAAGAATTCAATAGGCTAAAGACTAAGGTAGCCAGTGAAGTATTAAGGGATGTTATAGAGAATACACCGGTCAATAAGGACCCTAGGGCAATGACAGCAGGAACTCTTAGAAGAAGTTGGAAGGTCAGAGATTTAGGCAAAGAGGTTGAAATCTATAATGATGCCCAATCCAAAGGTGAGTTTTATGCCTGGTATGTTGAGTATGGACATAGAACCAGGGCAGGTATGGGTCTTTCAGTCTCTAAAAAGCGACGTAAGGCCGTACGAAGTGATGGAGGTAAAATACTATTCGTACCGGGTAAATTCATGCTTAGAAACGCAATGAAGAAAGGAAAAGCCACACTAGACAAAGAGGGAAAGAAGATATTAGATGATTTGATGGGTGGTAGATAATGATTAAAGTAAATGATCTAATAAAGTCAGTATCGAATATGATCTATGATGCCATCAAAGATACTGAATATAAGTGTAAAATTACAGATGATGACGAACAACTGCAGTTATACCTAGATAAGGGTAGCTGCTTTTTTATTGATGTAAATACATCAGGTTCAGAGTCGGTAAATCTACACTTCAATAAAAAGGGCCTTGTAATAGATGTAAGATACTTTCCAGGCAACGGTAACAAGACTGCTAAGGCTAGCTTATATGAACTAAAAGACTTGTTGGAAAGGACATTTACAAGGAGCATAAAAGTTGGAAGAAGATATATTCACATATCTGGGATAGACGGCTTGATATTAAAAGATGAAGTGGGCCACACCCTACATTTTAGTATATCAGTAAGCTATCATGAGCAAGTTTATTTTGATAAGGTGGATAAGTATGTTATGAAAGAAATTAATAACAATGTCAGCATTGAAGTTCAAGATAAATTTGATCTATTAGAGGAAGTTAATATCAGGTATGGGGATAGATTGAGAAGAAGAGGAAGGAAGGTATAATATATGGGCTTAACTGAGCTTAAAATTGTATTTAAAGAGATAAAAAGAAAAGCCTTAGAGGGGGCCAGCACTGGAGTTGTGTGCCTTATTCTGAAGGATGGCACTGCCAAGGGCATATCTGAATACACTTCACTAGAGGACCTAGAAGGTGCCAAGTTTAAGGCAGAAAATCTTACCTACATGAAGCAGGCCTTAATAGGCAATGTGCAGGATGTAAGAGTTGGTGGAGTTCTTGAAGAAAGAAATTTCACGCCTACTAAGTTAATAGTATACGCGATAAATGGGGCAGACACACTAGATAATGCACTGGATATTCTTGAAAATTATGAGTTTAACTATTTGTGCATGCCTGAAGCTACAGACCAGACAGATAACCCTAAGTTGATTGAGTTCATTACAAAGAAGTTACCTGATGTCGGCTATGATGCAAATTTAGTAATCACAACTACTAAGCCTTCAAACTCTAGTGATGTCATAGAGTTTGCGACTGAAGACATCAAGGAAGGTGATGTAACTTATACAGCAGCTAAGCTACTGCCGTTTATTTGTGGGCTATGCGCAGGCACACCGCTTACACAGTCGATAACGCATGCTAATGTACCATTTATTAGCACTATTCCGAAGAAGACCAAGGAAGAGAAAAACCAGCTAATTGATGGTGGTAAGCTGATTTTGACAAAAGAGGGTGGCAATATCAAGATTGCAAGAGGTGTTACATCACTTACAACACCTACAGGTAACGAAGGGGAGTCATTCAAGAAGATAAAGCTTGTAAGAACATATAAGTTCATCAATAACTCTATCAAGAAATCTATATCTAACTACTATGTAGGTAAAGTAGCTAATAACTACGATAATAAGTGCCTGCTTATAGCAGAGATTAGTAACTTCTTAGAAGACCTGGCAAGAGATGGAATAATTGAAAGAGGACATAGTGTTGGTATTGATTTAGATGCACAGAAGAAATATCTGAAGGAAATAGGGGCAGATGTAGATGCAATGTCAGAGCAGGAACTTAAGGAAGCTAATACTAGATCTAAGGTATTTATTGCTATTAAGCTAAAGGGTGTAGACGCTATGGAAGACTTCTACATTAATATTAACGTTTAAAAGGGGGCTAAATAATGGCAGATACAAACAAAGAGCAGATAAAAGAAATATTAGGTACTGATGGAATAAGTGGTACATTTGGTGAGCTATGGCTTGATGGTGAGTATGTGGCTGAGCTTGAAGGCTTCCAGGCTAAGATAGACTTTAAAAAGGCAGCAGTGCCTAGGCCAAGGAAGATGATGGATGCGCACAAGACTACAGGTGCAGAGGGTAAAGGATCTTGTACTATGACTAAGGTATCGTCGAGAATGACCAAACTAATAGGGCTTAGGATGAAAGAACAGAAGACTATCTACTTTGAAGCAATATCTAAGTTAGATGACCCAGATAATGTAGGAGCTGAAAGAATTAGGTATAAAGGTGTACAGTTTGACGACCTAACACTTGCTGACTTTAAAAATGGAGAAGTAGGCAAGGTGGAAGCACCATTTACATTTGATGATTTTGAGCCAATAGATTTGATATAAGGAGATAGGTATGAGCGAAAAGAACGAAAAGAACATTAATTTAATTGATCTACTACTAAGCAAAGACAGGGATGACTTCCTTGTTAAGAAGGAAGAAATAGAAATAAGTAGCCTATCTACTATGTTTGGACAGCCTTTCATAGTCGAAATGCGCAGAATGAGCCTGGAGCAGGAAGCAGAATTAGAAGACTATGGATATAAGCTTAAGATGGCTGATAAGGGCAAGCTACAGATGGCGGAGAATAACAGGAAGAGGAAGTTACTTACTCTTGTATACTCAATATTCTATAAGGGTGAAGCCCTATTTAAGAATACAGAGCTGATAAGCAAGTTCAAGGTAGGTACTCCTACCGACCTGGTACTGGTACTTCTTACTCCGGATGAGATAGATACACTATTCATGGCTTACGACAATCTAATCAATAATGTGCCAAAGGAAGATGAAATAAAAAACTAATAGAGGTGGATGATGAACTGCGTACTTTCTACTACTTCTGGAAGTACGCACATCTGACTCCATCCGAAGTTTACCAAAAGAAAAAAACAGATATTGGAGAATATCGAATGATGAAGGCCTTTTTATTTAAGGAAATAGAAGATAGGCTTGATGATAAACGAAATCAATTTTGCCCTTTTATGGGAGAAAGGGGGTAAAAAATGGCAACAAATACAACAGAGTTGAAAGCTAGATTTAAGGCTGAAGACTTGATGACAAAAGAGCTTAAAAGAATGCAGGCAGAACTTAAGAAGTTTCAGAAAGAGACTAAGGAAGTAGCCAAGGCACAGAAGGACTTTGACAAGAGTCTAAAAGGTAATAAGAAGCTAAAACTAGATGCAAAAGATGCTAATAAGCAGGTTGAGGGTGTGTCTAAGAAGATGAAATCATTTGTTGAGGGATTGAAAAAATCTAACAAGATACCAGTTGAGGTAAAAGACTTAGCATCTAAGGGATTAAGTAGCATAAGTGGTCAGCTAGGCAAATTAGGTCCTATGGCTAAAGTTCCGTTAAAACTACTTGGCAAACATCCAGCACTTGCGGTATTGGCTGCAGTAACAATGGCTGTTGGTGTACTTGCTAAGAAGGCGAAAGATGATGTCAAGGTATTCCTTCATGATATGACCGCATGGGGCATACAAAAGATTCAGCAAGGTCTAGCAAGCCTTAAGGATAAAGTTATTAAAGTCACCGTAGAGGGCTATAACAACTATTCTGATTATAAGGCTAGAGTTAACTCTCTTGATAGGGGCGGATTGAGTATAGGTGATTATGATAAATTAGCCCAAGGGGTTGCAAGAAACTCTAGAACTAACTTATCAGATGTAAGAAATGGAATGACTAAGCTAATGCAGATGTCACCAGATGTATTCGGTGGTAAGCCGGATGAAGCGGCCAAGTTCTACCAGACAGCCATGCAGTCATTTAGAAAAGGTGGGTCATCAAACGAGGAAGCTAGTGCAGCTATGTATCAGCTTAATCAGGGGCTTGCAAGTGGAACGCTACAAGGTGATGAACTTAGGTCAGTTAGAGAAAATGCACCACTAATGGCCAAGATGATTGAAAAAGAAGTTGGTACAGGAATAAAAGAAGCTGGTAAGAAGGGGCTTCTTACTGCTGATCTAGTTAAGCGTGCAATTCTTAAACATTCAGATGAGGTTAATAAAGAGTTCCAAAATATCCCTATGAATTTCAAGGATGCATGGGTTATGGCTAATAATCTACTTGAAGCTAAGGTATATAGCCCAATGTATGAGAGGATGCAGAAGATATTTGATAGTGAGAATGTTAAAAGTTTCTTCTCAGGCATCTACACGAAGGCGGAAGAGGCTATAAGTGGGCTATGGAGATTAATGGATGTAACCAACTTCGGGGGCATTGATTTTAGCAAGCTACAAACTGCAGCCAAACCGATTACCGATATGCTAGATGAAGTATATAACCAT